CTTTGTAATAATTTTCAAACACCGTTTTTGCTACATTGTCAAAAGATTTGTGATCTGGAAAATTTTTAAATATGTCAGTATGTTTAAGCATAAACAATTCACCCATCATATCTGCTGTAATACTATTACTAGTTACCGCAACGTCAGGGTTCTGATTCATAATAGAGCCAAATACTGTATTACCTGCTCTAGGTAATCCGTTAAGGAAAAATATTTCTTTCATGTATAGGATTATATTATATTATATTATTTCAATTAAGTCCACCATCTCCATTTGATGAAGATGCTATTTCTGTTCTTCCAACAGTTAAATCTCCAAAATCAACTGCATTACCAGCAGATTCAATTGTTATAAAATCAATTACGTTTGAGACTCCTGGACCTGGATCTCCTCCTCCAAATATTCCTCTAAGATTATTTGAACAACCATCTGTGTAACCTCTTGAAGTCGAAAGATCTCCAAAATTAAGAGAATTCCCGTGAGCTGCAAAAGTAATATAATCTATGGTATTTACACTTCCTAATGGATTACCTCCTGCAAATAACCCACGTGTGTTTGAAGAACAACATCCTGATTGATGACGCGCTGAAGACAAATCTCCAAAGTCTGTAGCATTACCTGTTGATGCAATTTCAACAAAACTTAAAACATTTTGTGATGCTCCTGGACTGTACCAACCTTCATGAGTAACTCCTCTTGTAGGACTACTACACGCACCTAAATATCTAGCTCCAGATAAATTATTTCCAAAATCAATAGCATTACCTAAAGATGCTATAGTTATATAATCTAAAATGTCAGAATAACCATCAGTAGCACCTCCAGATACAATTCCTCGTGTGTTACTTGAAAAGGCACCTGATCTTCTTCTAGCATCAGTTAAATCTCCAAAATCTGCTCCATTACCTGTTGTTAAAAAAGTTACATATTCAATAACATCTAAATCACCTGTGGCAGGGTCATCTCCTCCACCAGAAATAATTGCTCTAGTTTTTGAACCTGAAGCACAACATTGATATTTTAATGTTGTTAAATCTCCAAAATCAGTAGCGTTACCTGTTGATAAAATATTAATGTAATCAATTACATTACTTTCTGGAGAAGTGCCTCCTCCATACCACATTCCTCTAGTGCCAAAAAACACATCGTTAAGTTCTGAAATATTCCAGATTCCTCTGGCATTGGTTCTATTCGGATAACTATCTGACATAGTTTAATCCTTTAATCAGCTAATGCTTCGTATGATGTTACAAATTCTAGTGTTGAACCTGCTGAAGCACCACCTCTAATAAGATCGGTTTCTTCTAAATAAAATGAATTGCCTTTGTCTATAATATCAACTGCAGAGTTTGCAGGAACTGTAATTTCATTTGCTATTTTTTTGTGCGTGCCACCTTTTTCAATGTCTATTGTACATGTTGCATCGTTATCTGTTACATTAGTAACTCTAAACACATTTATTTTATATACGTGTTCAGCTTCACCAGTAACTAAAGTTGTTGTTAAAGTTGTTGTTAAATCACCAACTAGTGTTTCTGCGTGAATTGTTGCTACGTTTACTATATTAGGTATTGCCATAATCTACTCCTTTTATCCAAAAACTAGCGCCATTGCAATAGCTTTTCCTGTTGATGCAGCGCTAGAATTAGCGTTTACATATGTTATTAAATCTGATGCTGCAACCTGGACCATAGTTCCATTGTCATTAACCACAAATCTATCAGCATCAGCTATAGTCGTAGATGTAGCAGATGTTCCACCATCAACAATATTTAGTTCTGCTGCTGTTGAATCTACAGCTGCTAGTTTAGTTAAATCTGCTTGAACTAACCCTGAAACACCATCTAATAAATTAAGTTCTGCTGCAGTTGAAGTTACTGCTGTGCTGCCTAATGTAAATTGACCATCAGGCACAATAAGTCCTGCTGCTCCATTAAAAATTAAATCGTCTGCTGAAGTATCCCAAGTCATGTTGGCACTTGCTGTATCTCCATAAAGTATTACATCATATCCTTGATCATTAGCACCTATTGTAAGTGTAGCGTCTAATTGCACTGCGCCATCAATATCAACAACATCTAAATTTGCAGTTCCATCAATATCTATATTTCCAGATATATCTAATTCAGTAGCAATTATTTTGTCATTAAATGTTGCTGCACCTGCTGCAGACATATCTAAAGTTAATGCTGTTATAGCTGCTCCACCATCGTCACCTTTAACTATAAAATCTTTATCTTGAACACCTGTCGTAATTACAAAATCACTAGATGAATTTGTTAATGTAGCAATAGTTGTGCCCGCGTCTTTAAAAAATACATCTCCACCATCTGCATCTAAAATAATATCTGTTGTTGCATCAAGTGTAATTGTAGATCCAGAATCAATTTCTGCAATTATAGGAGTAGTTAAAGTTTTGTTTGTTAAAGTATCTTCTGAAACAAGAGATACTAAAGTTGAACTAGCACCAGCTGGTAAAGTTAAAGTATTTGTAACAGCAGCCGAGTGAGGTTGTGCAATTACAATTTGACCATGTGAATTAGATTCGCAGTTAAATTGAATAGCACCTGAATTAGTGTCACCTAAAACAGTTACATGTCCTGTGCCTTTTGCACTTATATTAAAATCAATATTAGAGTCACCACCAGTAGCTTTTACCGATGGTGGATTACCTGTTGCAGCATTTGTTACATCAAATTGATTAACTGCTGAACTTGTTGTTTGAAATATTATTTGTTCGTTACCATTTTCATCTCCAATAAAATGTGCATCATCTATTAAAATGTTTGCAGAGTTAGTGTCTAAATCACCACCTAATTGTGGAGAAGTGTCTTCTACTACATTTGATATTGCACCTGATGTAGCAAGCCCTGCTACTATTGTTGATCTTGCAATTTTTTTAAGTCCACCACCTGAAGTATCTACTGCTATAAAAACATCATCGTTCGCAACTGTAGATATTTCAGACAAACTGCCTGCAGCTATTGAATTAAAGTTTGTACCATCTGCAACTAATAAATTGCCTGCAGTATTTGTACCCATAGTAATATCATCACCGGATACTGTAAGATCTCCCGTTACAACCACATTGCCACTAAATGTAGCTTTACCTGTATCTGACATGTCAAAAGTTAAAGCGGTGATAGTTGAACCACCATCATTACCTTTAATTGAAAAGTCTGCGTCTGAAACTTTTGTTTCTAATATAACATTGCTTGATGAATTATGAATACGAGCCATTTCAGTGCCATCGTCTTCATAAACAATACCATTTCCAGCTGTTCCTGCATCAAGTGTAATACCACCAGCAGATTCTAAATTAATTGAGTCAACTGCTGTACCATCTGACACAATATCTAAATCACCATCTGCATTAGATCCTATTGTTAAACCTGAATCTCTAAATTGAATTACATTAGCGCCATTTAAAAGAACACCAGTGTCAGCAACGTGAGTTAGTGTTACATCTTGATCTGCACCAAGATTAATTACTGCTGCATCTGCTAAAAATAAATCTGAAAACTCTAATGAAGAAGTTCCTAAAGCTGCACCATCTGATGCATCGGGAACAAAAGCTGTAGAAGCTGTTATAGTAGGTGCAGCAATACTGCTTCCTGATAAAGCTGTAAATGTATTTGCTGTAAATCTAAAATCATCAGCGCCTGCTATTTTAATATCTATTTGATCATCTGTATCTGCTGTTAAACTTGTATCGCCATCGGCATCTAAAACTAATTCTCTACCTTCTACATCAAGTGATCCACCAAAACCTGCATCAACAAGATTTGTTCCGTCTGAATAAACTAGTCTTGTAGTTTTTTCTGATACACCAAAAGTAATACCGGTTCCTGATGCTGTTTTAAATTGAACAGTGTATGCACCTGACGTGCCATTAGTTACAATGTAAACTTTTTCTACAGAATCTGGTACAGTTACAATAGAATTACCTGTTATTGTACCTGTTAATTTTATAACAGCGTGTCTTGCAACTGATGTAGATTCTGTTGCATCACCATCTGTAATACTTAATGCTGTTGTTCCACCACTAGTTACTGCTTGTTCTACGTAACCAGCAATTGATTTTTCTATAATATTTAAATTGGTATTAGTTTTTGTTCCCCAAGTACCGGCGTTTTCGCCAGTTGCCATTAGTTCTATACCGAGATCTGAATAAGTTGATGCCATAATTTAATCCTTAAGGTGTTGGTGAGTTAACTGGGATTCTGACTGTTCCATCTGTATAGTCATCTCTTCGTCTTCTACCTAGTTGCTCTCCGCCAAATCTTTCTGCTTCTTGTTTATATTTTTGTTCATAAAGTTGTAACATATCCATTGGTCCTTTTAAAAAAGCGTAAGCTTCTGCTAGACAACAATATAACAGACCATTTGAAAAATTCATACTAATATAATTAGTATCATTGTTTTCTAATAATGCTGGAACTGCGTTGTAATGAATTTTGTAAGCAAAAGTTGCACTTGGTGTTGGTGACACAATTATAGATCCAGAGTTTGATGAGCTTTCTCCAGTTGCTCCTGTATCTAACATTGCATAATATTTTGGTGTTCCAGTAGATGTAGTTGCTGAAATATATTCTTCTAAAAATGTTAAATCT